TCAGGACTGCTCTGCCCACAAACTGCCCACATTCGGTCCCGCCGCCGCATCAAGGGCATCGGCGACCGAGTTCAGGTCGTCATCGAACAGGTCCGCGTAGGTGTCCAGCGTCATCGCGGCCGATGCGTGACCGAGCATCTTCTGCACAGCCTTGACGTTGGCTCCCGCGCTGATGGCTAGCGACGCTGCAGTATGGCGCAGCCCGTGGATCGTCATCGTGGGCGACAGGCTTGCAGCCGCTAGGGCGCGGTCCCACCAGGAAGCGTCGCGCATCGTCGGCGTCAACATGAAGCTCCGATCCGGGCCGACGAACACGAGATCCGACCCAGCCTTGCCGCGGCACGCGGCGTCGAACACGGGGCTGAGGAACGCCGGGAACGGGACCGACCGCTTCTGGTGCGTCTTCGGCGTCCCCACCACTACTTGCCCGGACACGTAGACGGCGTTCTGCACGATGCTCAGGCGCCGTTTCATACGATCGACGTCCTTCACGCGGAGGGCGGAGAGCTCACCCCAACGGAGGCCCGTGTACGCCAGCACCGCAACCACCTGACCGTTGATGCCGCCTGCCGCCTTCACAAGCGCCGCGAGCTCCTGGTGGCTGAGATACGTATGCTCCTTGCTGACCTTGCGGGGGAGCGTGACCCCTCGAGCGCGGTTGGTGCCGATCTTCTTGTCCTTGACGGCCACGTCGAGGATGCCGGCAAGGATGTCGTGGCAGCGTCGAACAAGGGCTGGTGACTTCGGCTTGATCGGCTTCGGCTTCGCACGCGGGTCGCCGGCGCCGAGCTCGATGATCCAATCCTGCACGTCGGAGTGGTCGATGCTGGCCACGTTGACGCGGCCCCAACGGGGCTCGACATGCAAACGCCAGGCAGACTCGTACACGGCAAGCGATGAGGCCTTGAGGTGCGCACGGGACGCCAGCCACCGAGCGCCGAGCGCCGCTACCGTTTCGCGTCCAGCTGCCGGGTCGATGTAGTCGCCGGACGCCTTCTTCACGCGGACGGTGGCTGCGTACAGTTCCGCTTCGCGCTTCGTCGTGAATCCCCGCTTGTCGGTCTGCGATCCGTCGGGCTTGCGGTATCGAACGCGGTACCGCTTACCCTTCGCCGTCTCGTAGGGCGTCACCGTTGCCATGATGTGATCCCGTCTGTCAGTGCCATCAGGTAGCGTTCGAACACACGTTCGAATGAGGGGTTGTCAATATGCTCACTGCGGAGTCCACGCTGATGGAGGCCATCGTGGAGTCGCGCGTCACGGGCGAACCGCTCGAGGCGCTCGTTAGCCGAGTCGCTGGCGGGCACGCGCGATGATCTCGTCAGGTGCGACACCGAGAGCGGCGGCTGCCTCAATGAAGATGCCGAGGGGCATCGACCGCTCCTTCTTGAGGTAGTTGCGGGTCGAGTCGTAGGGGCGGCCGAGCTTCTTGGCGAAGTCCTTCATCGAGAGGCCGGATGCGCCGAGCTCGGCGTTGATCTGGTCGATGATGGCAGCCTGCAGCAGGTCGTCGTCGTTGGTCACAGACAGAACTGTATACCCCGAACGACCAAACGGATAGCCCAAATTGGCCAAATTTTGGCCTTGCGGTTGGTCAAACGACCACCTACGCTAGTCACATGACCAACGCAGACACCACCCGAGGCGTCGCGGATCGGATCGAGAACTACCGGAAGGTCGAAGGCCGCAGCGTTGCGTGGCTCTCGGAGGCATCCGGAATCTCGTACAAGACCCTGCGGCGCCGGATCTACGGAGCACCCGAGCAGTTCACTCTCTCGGAGCTGTCCTCCATCGCCCGGTCGCTCAACACCGACGTCGAGCACCTCGTCGTCGCTCTCGAGCCGGCGGCGTGACATGACCGACTGGATGACGCCCGAGCAGGTGCACGACGAGTACGGGTACGCCCTCGAGCACCTCAAGAAGCTCCGCTACGAGAAGAAGGGCTTCCCGTACTACAAGCCCACCGAGCGCAAGGTCCTCTACAAGCGCTCCGAGATCGACGCGTTCATCGAGAGCGCAAAGGTCACGACCAAGCAGGCGTCATGAGCCCCCGCCGTGCCGAGTACCAGGAGACGGTCTCCTACTCGCAGGCACACCTTCGACTCAAGAACGACCGAGGCCCGGCCGCGCTGCACCTCTGCGTGAAGTGTGGCAACCAGGCCCAGGAGTGGGCATACATGGGCGGATGCCCCAACGAGCGCATCGACCTGGGAAAGCGGTTCACCACCGACCAGACGCGATATCGCCCCATGTGTGTCTCGTGTCACCGGCGGCACGATCGTGCGTTGGCAGACGGACGAAGCATCAACACCTGCCCGCGCGGGCATGAGTGGAACGTCGAGAACACCGGTATCCGAAAGAGTCGCGGCCCTTCTACTGGCTTCCGATTCTGCAAGGCATGCCACCGCGAGAACTCTCGCAAACGCCGTCACTAAGAGGCGGCCTCAATCTCCCGCAAGCGCGCCGCACGGTCGGCGCTGTTTGTGGCGCACAAAAACATACGTGTCGTGACCCACGAGGACGCCCAGGAATACCGGGTGGCGGGTGGGACCGCTTCGGCGGGCAGGTACCGGACAGGCCCCGTGACCACGACACGAACCACATGGCGAATGGCCCGGTATGTCCCGGTGACCCGCCAACAGCCCTGGACGGCGTACCGCGGATCGTCCCCGCGGCAGGGCACGAGCAAATACAAGGAGGACTCCATGGCTCAGTACGCAGTGACGCTTGTGACAACCGCATCGACGGTGATCCAGGTGGAAGCCGACGACGAGGAGGCAGCAATCGTGGCTGCTTTCGATCAGGCGCCGTCTGCCGCTTGGAACTGGCCAGAGATTGGCGACTGGCAGCTGCCCAGCGAGATGTTCCCGGACGTCAACAACGCCGGCGACGACGTGCAGCTCGTCGAGCCCTAACCACCAGCCCCCGAGTCGTTCTCAGGGTCGTCCGCGTGCAAGTCGCGGCGGGGGCACAACCCACTCACCTCATCTCATCTCATCTCACAGAAGGGAGCAGTCATGCCCGCATGGCTGACCCGTTTCATCCGCACGTATCTGGTCGATGTTGACCCCGTTCCTGGGCCGTCACGTCTCGACCGTCTCGACATGATCAAGGAGGAAGCATGACCGAGCCGCAGCAGTGGTACGTGCACATCCTCGGACCCGACGACATCGAGGGCCCCTACACGATCGCCGACGCGTTCAGGTTCGCCGCTGAGGTGAACGAGGCTTCGGCCTACCGGTTGGACTCGCTGACCGATGAATCGTTCCCTGCATGGGCTGTGCCTACTCGTTCACCGCTTGGCACGACCGATCACGAACCGCAATCGACCGGCCTTCCGCAGCCGATGAACTTGACGAAGGCGGAACAGGAGTCGTTCCTCGCCGCCATGCAGGACCAGCAGCCGACCGTGCAGGTACCCGTGTCGCTGATCGAGCAGATCGAACGCGACCTCGGCGAGAACGCGTGGCACCCCGAAGACTGCCCCGGCAGCCACCCGGCGCACTGCACCTGCGCGGTGGGGCAGGCGCGCCGTGCGCTCCGCGCCCTGCTCTCGCAGCCGACCCCGACTGTCGGCTATCTGCCCTTCGACGAACGGGCCGAGTTTCCCGTAGAAGTACCCGTCGAGCCGCCCCGGATCGAGGATATGGCACCGGGGACGCTGTTCTGGGCGAAGGACGGGAAGGGTGTCTGGCGGCGGCTGTCAAAGACCAACGCATCCGTCACCTCAGTTGTGGACTTGTCGACGGGACGGCACTTCCCCGCCATCCACATCGACCCGTCCACGATCCGCGACGTGACCCCGCCGGCGGTGTCGTCGTGACCGGCCAGCAGTCGCCCGTAGACCTCGCGTCGGACCGGTTCTGGGCTGCGGTCCTCATCGTCCCGACGGCTGTTCTCGCGGTCGTCGGCACGGTCCTGATCGTCGGGAGCGCGTCGTGAGAACCGTCGCGACCCTCGTCGCCCTCTCCATGGTCGCTGCCCTGTTCGCGTCCGCCGTCGACCGGTACACGGCCGTCTGGGCTGCCCTCGCGTGGGCTGTCGTCGTCCTGTTCACCGCCGCACTGCTGCGGCTCCACAACGTCATCAACAGCCCGGAGGAGGAGCAGTGAGCACCGCAACCGAGGCGACCGTCGCCCCAGTCGGTCAGGACACGTCAGCCCTGACGCACATCGTCAACTGCCCGGACGACAAGGACAACACCGAGGCGTGGATCACTGAGGCGCGCGTGTTCGGGCTCGAGCTCACGGCTCTCTGCGGCCACCGATGGGTGCCGACCCGCGACCCGATTCGTCACCCCACCTGCCCGGAATGCGTCGACGCGGCGAACATCATCATCGCCGAGGTGGGCGCATGAGCCTCGCCGAGACCCTGGGGTTCGCGATCTCGATCCCAGTGTCGATCGCCTCCGTGGTCATGAGCGCGCGGCTCCGGCAGGACCGCGGCAAGCGATGACCGGCCACGGCATCCTCTGCGCCTGCACGGCCTGTTCGACCAACGAGGAGCACGACTACTGGTCGTGGCACATCGAGCAGGACGGCAAAGCCATCGCCCGCGCCGCCGAGCACGAGTTCGTATCCGACTGCGACTGACCCTCGCACCCCCTCTTCTCCCGCGCTTCAACCCATCCCGGAAGCGCACAACTCACCGACCCCTGAAGGAGTCACCGTGACCACCACGACCAGACCCTCAACCGCCGTCGAGCACGCCGACGAAGCACGCCGCATCCTCAGCTTCGTCCGCGCCGACGTCCTCGGATCCACCGACCACGCCGAGTACACCGCCGTCTACGCCCGCGACCCACAGGCCGTCGCCGCCGTCGCCGCCGCGCACATCGCCCTCGCCCAGTACGAGGAGCAGCGCACCGCGAACCTCATCGCCGCCGACACCACCGACCTCCTCCGCAACCCGTACGAGGTCGGGACCGCTGAGTACGCCGCGTACTGGAAGGCGCACACCGCCGCACTCGCCGAACGACTGGCGGTGCAGCGATGAGCGCCGGGAGCCTCGACATGGCCAACGGCCTGGTTGCAGGCGTGTGGGCGCTGGTGGGGGTCATCGCGTTTCTGGGATTCGCCCACTTCTTGACGCGCCCACGCGCTCAGACGGTCAGCGCCGGTTTCGACCTTGTGGTGGCGGTTGTGCTGGGGCTTCTTGCAGGAGTCGCGTTCATCGTGGCGGTGACCGTATGACCGGCCGCATCGATCTCGAACTACCCGAGTCCGAGTACCACGCGCACAGTGCCCTGTCGTCGACGCAGGCGCGGAAGCTCCTCGAGTCGCCCGCCCGGTACCGGTGGGACCGCGACCACCCGCAGGCCGGAAAGCAGACGTTCGACGTTGGGACGGCCGTGCACACGAAGGTGCTCGGTGTCGGTGCTGGCACGGTCGAGTACCCGGACGAGCACGTCACCGCATCCGGAGCGGTCAGCACGAAGGCCGCTACGGTTGCGTGGGCGGAGGAGCAGCGCGCTGCCGGGTTCACGCCCATCGCACCCGCACAAGCCGCGCGAGTCAACGGGATGGCTGAAGCGGTCCTCGCGCACCCCACCGCACGGGCACTGCTCGAGCAGTCAGGTCACTCGGAAGCGTCCGTGTTCGCCACCGACGCCGACACCGGCACGCCGATGCGGGCACGATTCGACCGCCTCAACGACGACGTCGCCATCGACCTGAAGACGACCGCGAAGACCGCATCCGTCGACGGGTTCATGCGCACCGTCGCCGCGTACGGGTACGACGTGCAGCAGGAGTTCTACCTCCACGCACTCGAACAGGCCGGCGAACCACGACGACCGTTCCGGTTCATCGTCGTCGAATCGGAAGCGCCGCACCTCGTCGCCGTCCACGAGCTCGACGTCAAATACCAGCAGATGGGCGCCGCGAAAGTCCACCGCGCCCTCGAGATGTACGCCACCTGCACCGCCACCAACACCTGGCCCGGATACGACCCCAACGTGCAACTCGTCAGCCCCCCAGCGTGGGCTGTGTACGCGCACGAGGACGAGTACGGGCCACTCCACGGAATCGAGTTCTGACCATGTCCGAATCAGACGCAGAAGTCACCATCACCATCCCCGCAAAGCAGGCAGCAGCGCAGCACATTGAACACCTGCAGTCGGTTCTCACCTCCCGCAACAAGCAGATTGAGGCGCTGACTGAACGGCTTGCGCAGGCCGAGGCCGGCGAACCAAACCAGACTGCTCTAGCTGATGCCTACAAGCGAGGATGGCGGGCGGCGTGCGATGAACTTACGGATTCCACGCAGAAGGCTGCTCGGGCACTCAGCAAGATCCGTTCGGACGCATTCGACATCTACATCAAGGGTCACGGGGGCGATATTTGATGGACATAACGGAAGCCCTCGCGCCCAACAGTGATCAACTCGACGCAATCGAACTCGTCGAGCCGCGCACGTTCACCATCGACACCGGTTCCCGCCTTGGCAAACGCGAACGGAAAGTGGTCGTCGAGATCCGACTTGTCGACTTCGACCGAGTCTGGCGTCCTAGCAAGGGCATGCTTGACGTTCTCGCCGCCTGCTGGGGTAAGGACGGCAAGCAGTGGGTTGGCCGCCGAGTCACTCTCTACCGGGACGAGAACGTGATGTACGGCCGGGAGAAGCGGGGTGGCACCAGAATCAGCCACCTTTCGCACATCGATGGCCCGCGCGACGTCACGATCCGAGCATCTGGTGAGGGTCGCACTCAGCAGTGGCACGTCGAACCGCTGGCAGCACCGACGCCGCCTCGCAACTGGATCGCCGAGCTCGAGCAGGCAGGCACCGACCTCGACGCTCTCCGCGCACTCCACGCCGCAGCACGAACGGCAGGTGCAGGCAAGGACGTACTCGAGCAGATCGCAGCAGCCGGACGAGCGGTGCAGGCAGGGGAAGCCGATGCCGAACAGTGACGAGCCAAAGCGGATGCGGCCATGGCGCTGCATCAACTGTGGTGACCGATTCGCGTCGGACCGGACCGATGAGGGAATCCACTGGACCGAGTACGACCCGCGCGATTGGGAGGTGCGCGATGCAGTGGGCTCTTGACCTCCCGTACGAACGTCCGCCCCTCAACGCGAATCAACGCATGCACTGGGCGAAGAAAGCGGCTCTGACCAAACAGGTCAGAGCCGCTTCGTTCTACGCAGCGAAGAACGCCGGTGTACTCCGCTGCGACAAGGTGCGCGTCACCCTCACATGGTTCGTTCGCACAACGACACGTCGCGATGCCGACAATGTCGTGCCGACGCTCAAAGCGTTGTGCGACGGACTCGTAGACGCAGGCATCGTTCCCGATGACACCCCCCGGGAGATGGACAAGGTCATGCCCGTGATCACTTACCGGCCCGGCCAACCATCCGGACTGCAACTACTCATCGAAGAGGTGCACGACCATGCCGTTTGAGCCCCTGCAAACCATCATCGACCGCGTCGAAAACGCCATCGAAACACGCACCGACACGGTAACCCCACCATTTTCGTCGCAACCACCATCACGTTGCGCATCGACGACGTGCAGCGACTCCAGCTCCGGATGCTGCTTAGCGTCTGGCATGTGCTTCATGGAGCTGTATTGCCTGGCAGGGCGGACTGGCGTGGATGGCGTCAAACTCGTGTCCGTGCTCAGCCAAGTACTCGAGCGCGTCGCCCTGGTGGAACTCTCCTCGACCTTTTCTGCTGCGCAGGTGGTGCCGGCATGGGCTACCACCGTGCACGCGGCGATCTGGGGAGACGACTGATGCCGCGGCCGAAGCTGATCGAGCCCACTCGGAAGCTACTGCAGCAGCTGGACACCCCATGGGTCATCGAAAACGTCGTCGGCGCCCCTCTCGAAGATGCAGTCGTCCTTTGCGGTTCCATGTTCGGCCTCGGCGCGGCCGGATTCACGCTGCAGCGACACCGACAGTTCGAGTCCAACGTCCCACTGCTAGTGCCCGGCACGCACGACCACCGTAAGCCGACCATCGGGGTCTATGGCGGGCATGTCCGATGCCGCAGCGCCAAGCACGGCTTCCGTGGTTCGACGGTCGACTTCCCCGGCATGGACAAGAAGGCGCTGGCGCAAGAAGCGATGGGGATCGACTGGATGACTATGAACCAGATGTCCGAAGCGATTCCTCCGGCGTACACCGAGTTCATCGGCGGTCAGCTGCTCGCACACGTCAGCGGTCAGGTGGCCGCATGAGCTCCGTCGCGCCCGACGGCGGCGTCCGGATCCGGATAGCCGGCCAAGAAGCCAACACCACCAAACGGTACCTGCTGAAGAACTACGCACACCTCGAGGAGGACACGTGAACGACGTCACATACGAGCAGCTGCGTCGAATTGACGCAGCAATCGACTCGGCAGGCGTCTCCCGAGCAGAAGTGTTTCTCGCTCTGCCCGAGTGCCACAAGCGCAAGTGTCAGAGCAGTCACCCCAATGGCGACGAGGTGTTCGGGCTGTTGAAGCGTCAGATCCGCGAAGCCATCCACGCCGAGTTGCAGTACCGGACGACCACGCGCCCTGACCTTGGTATTGACGACGAACCGGACGCCGCAGTCCTCACCCTTGCTCATCTGATGAGCACCTACAACGTGCACGAAGCAGGCACATACGTGCGTGCCGCTCAGCTGCTGGTCGAGGCTTATCCGGCCATCGGCAAGGCCATCGAAAAGGAGGACACGTGAGCACGTTCGAACTCCGCCCACCGCAGACCATCACCCCGGAAGGAGAAACCGTGGACAACACCGAACGAGTCGGTGTTGTCACTGACCTGGCAGCCGGCACTGCGGCTGAGCACCTCGTTTGCGCCGAGCTACTCATGTCAGGCCACCGGGCGTTCCTCGCCGACCAGAACTGCGCCTATGACGTTGCGGTGGACCTCGGCGGACGCCTCATCCGTCTACAGGTCAAGGCCACGCGAAAGCAGCGCAGCATCCCGCAGCGCGCCGAGCACATCCCGGCCTACATGTGGCACGTGCGCCGAGCAGGCAAAGGAGGCCGCCGAGTCTACGACGACGACGCGTTCGACCTGCTCGCACTCGTCGCTCTCGATGTGCAGCGCATCGCGTACCTGCCGCCGTCCGAGCAGCGACAGACAGTTCACATCCGACCGCCTGGCAGTACGGGCGGCAAGCAGTTCGATGACTACCCCTTCGTCGCAGCAATCCAGGAGGTCGCAGCGTGACCATCGCTCCTTACTACGCAGACGGACCCGTCACGGTCTACAACGCAGACTGCCTCGATGTGCTGAGGCAGCTTCCCGATGAGAGTGTCCACGCGGTCTGCACAGACCCGCCCTACGGCCTCTCGCCGGCTCCGGCACCACCGTCGAGGCGTGCCTCCGCGAGGGCTTCGACGTCATCGCGATCGAGCGGGAGGCGGACTACCTGCCGCTCATCGAGAAGCGGATCCGCAAGGACCACGCGCAGGGCCTCGACTTCGACTGGGGTGAGGCGTCATGAACAGCAGACAGCAGGCCGCGATTGACCACCTGAAGATGGTCGGCCGCGACGTCCACCGGTTCAGCTCCTACGCGATCGAGTACGGGCTCACGGAGAAGCAGATCAAGCAAGCCATCACCGATGGCGTCCGACAGGCAGAGGAAGGAGGTGGCAGCTGATGCCAAGCATGAAGTTCCACCGCGACGAGCGCGGTTGCCACATCTGGGACGCCGCAACGAACAGCCGAGGCTACGGAGTGGTCTGGTTCCAGGGGAAGGCGCACCTCGCACACCGAGTCGCCTGGTTCCTCGAGCACGGCACCTGGCCCACCGAAGGCCTCGTCATCGACCACATCTGTGAGGTGAAGCGGTGCGTCAACGTCGCTCACCTCCGCGAGCTCACGAATTCAGCCAACCTCCGCCGCGCCTACCCCCGCGGTGATGAGCGCACGGAGCGGAAGCGTGCTGGGTGGCGCCGTGCGAACGCGCGCCGCCGCGGAACCTACCGCTACACGGAAGGAGGTGAGTCCGATTCCTTGGTTCAAGATTGATGACGGGTTCTGGTCCCACCCGAAGACGCTGCAGCTCTCCGATGGTGCTCAGGCGTTGTGGGTTCGCGCCGGGTCGTGGTGCATGGCTCACCTCACTGACGGCGTGATTCCGTCGTTCGCGCTGCCAGTTTTGGGCGCAAAACGCCGATATATCGACGAGTTGGTGGGCGTTTCGCTGTGGATTGCAGACGACGGCGCGTACAGATTCCACGACTGGGAAAAGTACCAGCCGACGCGCGAGTCCGTGGAGGCAGATCGTGATGCTGCCGCGGAACGGAAGCGTAGGTCGCGGGAGAAGTCACGACAGCCGTCACGGCGTGACATGAACGTGACGGACGGTGTGCAGTCGCCCGACGCCGCGCCTTCCCCGACCCGACCCGACCCGACCCGACCCACTCCTTCTAACGAAGGAGTACCGCGCAAGCGCGCCTCACGCATCCCCGAAGGATTCGCTATCACCGACGACATGCGCTCCTGGGCTCGAGCAGAAGTACCGCTCGTGAACGTCGACGCCAAACTGGCCGAGTTCGTCGACTACTGGGTTGCTGTCCCCGGCCAAAAGGGCGTGAAGACCGACTGGATCAGCACATGGCGGAACGGGATGCGGAAGCAGCAGCAGTTCGCTGAACGCGACCGCGCCACCCGTCCAGCGCAGGTAGACCGTGACGCCTGGATGAACGCATGAGTGGCACGCAGGCCGAGCGGAACCTGCTCGGCGCACTCATCCGCGACACGCTGCAGGTTGACCGGGTGCACGGCATGGTGTCGTCGCAGGACTTCTCGGACGCACGCCTCGGCGTCGTGTTCGACGGGGTCCTCGAACGGGTCAGCCGCGGCGACGCGATCGACGCGGCGATCGTCGACGGGATGCTCGCCGGCTGGGGTGTCCGTGGCCTCGACTCGGAACCGTTCGTGTGGGCGGATCCGGCCGTGTACTCGTTCGCGGCTCCCGAGTACGCGCAGGCTGTCCGGGCTGACGCGGTGCGGCGGGAGTCGCGGAACGTCGCGAACACGATGCAGGAGGAACTCGCTGCCGGCGCCGCACCGATGGACGCGGCATCGAACGCCCTCAACCGGCTGCAGACCCTCGTCGACGGTCACTCCACGGGGATGCTGCAGACGAAGACGCTCGCGGAGATCCTTGCCGGGTCGGACGCTTACGACTGGGTCGTCCCGGGTCTGCTCGAGCGGAAGGACCGGCTGATCGTCACCGGTCCGGAGGGGTCGGGGAAGACGACGTTCGTCCGTCAGCTCGCGGTCCTGTCCGCGGCGGGCATTCACCCGGTGACGTTCGAGCACATCGAGCCGGTGCAGGTGCTCGTTGTCGATGCGGAGAACACGGAACGGCAGTGGCGTCGAGCTGTCCGCTGGTCGACCCGCCGAGCCCGCGCTGAGGGGACCGTCGATCCGGCGTTGGCGATCAACATCGTTGCCGGCAACCGGATCGACATCACCCGCGGGTCGCACCTGTCGGAGATCCACCGCCTCATCGACCGGCACAAGCCCGACGTGCTGTTCATCGGCCCGCTGTACAAGCTCGTCCCGAAGGCGATCAACAACGACGACGACGCGGCCCCGCTGATCGTCGGCCTCGACTCGTTGCGGGAGCGGAACATCGCGCTTGTGATGGAGGCGCACGCCGGGAAGTCGGCGGGTGCGAACGGGGAGCGGGACCTTCGCCCGCGTGGGTCGGCGGCGCTCCTCGGCTGGCCTGAGTTCGGGTTCGGTCTCCGGCCCGACCCGGACAACACCGGGGAGGGGAACATCGTCGCCGTGTCCCGGTGGCGGGGCGATCGGGATGAGCGGCAGTGGCCGAAGCGGATGATTCGCGGCGCCGACTGGCCGTGGGAGCCGATCGCATGAAAGTACCTAACTGCGACCGCTGCGGACGCTTCACGACGAACGCCGAGGAGTACGACGACTGGCAGCCAATGCCATGGAACGGACCCAATACGCATCGGTGGTGTGACCGTTGCAAGTTAAAGGCCGGAGAACCACATGAGCGCTGACGCATGGGACAACTTCATCGCCTCCCTCGACCCGGCAGCCGTCGAAGCTGAGCGGATGCGGGTCCACGGTGACCTCGACCAGGAACGCCCCGGCTCCCGCGCCGACCACGAGATGAAGTTCGCGCACGACTACGTCCGCAACGACTTCTGGGCCCGCATGCGCGGCGAACGCATCCGCCGAACCGTCATCAGCCAGATCGAAGACGCGGACCGGGAGATCCGGGCACGCGGATTCGACCTCGACGGAGACGACCACGACATCGAGGCGGCCATCCGGTCGTACTCGCAACAGCACCGAAAGGCAGCAGCATGAGCAAGGCAGAGATCCGAGTTGAAGGCTTCGTCTCGAAGGACCCTGAACTCCGTACCGTCAACGGCAAGTCCGTCATCGCGGTCGACATCCCGCACACGCCCCGCAAGAAGGATGGTGACCAGTGGGTGGATGCGGGCGACACCATCTGGTTCCAGGCGTCGTTCTGGGAACGGGACGCGCAGGCGATCGCAGCGTCGGTCCGGAAGGGCACGCTCGTCACCGTCACCGGACAGCCCGAGCTCAACGTGTACCCGAAGCAGGACGGCAGCTCCGGCGTCAGCGTCCGCATCAAGTTCGGGACGCTCGGGATCATCCCCCGCGAGCCACAGCAGGCCCACGGGGGCCTGAACACCGCCCCGCAGCCGCAGTGGGACGCACCACCGCCGAACGCCCCGCAGGTGGGCTCCTGGCAGACCGCCGGGGACATCGCAGACGCCGACTTCTCCAGCCCCTTTTGAAAGGCCGGGACATGACCACCATCACCCCCGTCGAGGTCGACGAGGAGACCAGCCTCGCCCTCGCGTCCGCCCGGGCCCGCCGTCGGCTCCTCGACGCCCCCGGCCTCGTCGCGTACATGCGGACCCTCGTCGTCCCCGCGCTCGGCGGGGCGAAGGACGGCATGCCCCGGGCCGCGTCGAAGGAACCACCCGCGCCGATGCACGTCGACGCGCTCGACGACTCCGACAGCGTGTACGCGCAGCTCGTGAACTGGGTCGACTACTGGGCGGAACGCCTCGACGCGAGACCGCCGGCGACCCTCACCGCGGTGTGGCGCAACGAGCAGGACGTGCAGGGGTTCCGTCCGTCCGTCACCCCGCCCGGTGCAGGGCAGCTCGTCGGGTTTCTCACGACGTGGCTGCTCATCCGTCACGACGACATCGCCCGGAACTCGTACGGCCGCGCCTACTTCGACGACGTCGCCGACATCGTCCACCGGGCGCACGGGAAGTACCCGCGCGCACCCCGCGGCGACCGGCACGTCCTCCCCAGGCCGTGCCCCGTCTGCGATCACTACGCCCTCGGCGCCGAGTGGGCCTCCGAGGACGTCGCCGACTTCGTGCTCCGTTGCGACCACTGCGGCCACGAGGAACCCGCGAAGGACCACCTCAAGCAGTCACGGGTCAAGGAACTGATCCGCGACCTCCGCGAAGAACACCAGGCAGGAGCAGCAGCATGACCGAGCAGCGCAGGACGGGCTTCAAGATCGTCGACGGACGCACGGGGCAGCGCGTCACGTCGGTCACCTACTTCAGCGAGCAGGGAGCGCGGGACGACATCACGTCCTGGCAGAACCGGCACGACCGAGGAGGGCGGCCCGACATCACCAAGGACCTGCTGCTGAACATGACGGTGGTAGAGGACGCGCGAGCCGATGCCGGATGACACCTGGTGGACGAAGCAGCAGGCGTGCCAGCGCCTCGGGATTAGCACCCGGCAGTTCGAGTACTACGTCGCCGACGGCATGCCCGTTGTGAAGCTCGGCCGCCAGGTGCACGTCCGTCGCACCATCATCCAGGCCGAGTACCGGCGACGCCGTCTCCGGCAGAAGGGCAGCCGCGCCACGCCGTGATCCGCATGCTGGCGCGCACTTCGCTGAATCTGGTACGCTTGCGCTCAGCGAACCCGTACGCAACACCGCGAACGGACACTGAAGGCCCCCGACTGATATGTCGGGGGCCTTCGTCGTACCACCCTTGGGATGGGGTGCCGGGAGCATCAGGCCAAGAGCCAGCCCCCGGTCATGGTGGTCAGCCCACCCGCAGCACACCGCGCCTGCGACAACAACCGCGGTTCGATGGGGTGTAGCTCAACCGGAAGAGCAGCGGTCTCCAAAACCGCAGGCTGCAGGTTCGAACCCTGCCACCTCTGCGTTATCCAGGGCGTCCGATCAGTTCCCGCCCTGGATCTCAACTTCCTCGGCCCGCAGGTCAACACGCACACAGCAACGCCGCCGCCCAACAGTCCGGCCGCAAGCACAACAAACGCTGCGCAGAGTCGAGGAACCCACCCAGGCCGAGACCCCCGACGGAACCCGCGACTGACGATGCGGACCGCGGACGGGTCGGCCGACCACCACAAGGAGGCGCTGATGCCAACCATCAGGGCATCACGCCTCACCCGCAACCAGGCCCTAGCACGCACCCAAGCGCGACGCATGAACGAACTCGACCGCGTCATTCGTAACGTGCTGGACCAGACCGGCGGCGGCGAGTTCCACGACACCAGCGGCTTCCACGAGCGGGACACCGAGTGGCGCCCGACGATCGGGTTCACCACCGCCCCCTGGCTCGACGCCACCCCCGGCCATGCCCGCCGACCCGCAGCCTGATCCCTACTTGTCGTCTCATCGGACGAGAAGTAACCAGAACACGCGCACCCCGCTTGAGCCCATCGGCTACGACAGCGAAGGTGCGCCGCTGTACGCCTATCAGCTTCCAGTCACCGCGCCGCCAAAGAGCAGGTGAACCACAAACACTGAACCCCCGCGACTGCGTCAACAGTCCGGGGGCATGAACGAACTGAGAAGGAGTTCGCTATGTACGACCTTAACTGTATCGTGACGTTCTGCACCAAGGCGGCGCGTCCATCTCGGCGCTACTGCAGCGGGCACGCGGAGCAAGTGCGACAGGGCAAGAAGCTGACTCCTATCGCGCATCGCCCCCATGCCAAGCATCGTCGGCCGCTCTCCTTGCGAGTGTCACCGGAGCAGCGCTTCCGTCAGATTGGATGGAGCATCAGCCCCACCGGTTGCTGGCTGTGGAACGGAACAATGAGAGGGAACGGCTACGGCTCGTTCACTCTCGCATCCGGCCAGCGGGTGGGAGCACACCGCTTTGCGGTCTACCTCGACACGGGCGTAATGCCTGCGCCTCACCAACATGTCGCGCACGCATGCGACAACCCGCGCTGCGTCAACCCCGCACACCTATCAGCAGGTTCCGCACTCGCAAACATGCAGGACATGGCAGACAAGGGCAGGAGCGCGTGGGGCGAAAAGAACGCCAACGCCAAGCTCACCATCGACGACGTCCGCGCAATTCTGATGCGGTCTGCCACAGGCGAAACGTCTCCTGCCATCGCGGCCGACTATCCCGTCAGTGCTCGATATGTCCGCAGTATCGTCGCGGGCGAACGGTGGCAGACGGCTCTTCGAGTCTCCGCATGAACTCCTCGGCAGCAGCTGACTCCTACCCCCATGCCGTCGCGTTGACCACCCCCACCCATGAGTCGCACCCAGGGGGACAGAGCATCCTGGCCGGCCCCCGAACCCGCCCTTTCATCGCACCGGACGCGAACAAATCGGCGACCGGAAACCCCAACTTGCGGGCAGGTAAACGGGGCGCATGAGCCAACGGCAGCAATAGCCGGAGCAGCGTCCCAGTCGCCCGAAGACAGGCAGTGATTCGCAATGCCACGAGCTCCGAAGAAGTGCGGCCGAACCGGATGCGAGACACGCGTCGTCGCCCGCAAGTTCTGCGACGAGCACACGCCAGTCTGGCAAGGTTCACGTCACTCCGGCTCGACACGGCAGTCACGGCAGGTGCGGCAAGTTGTCCTGCTTCGCGATCCGTTCTGCCGATGCTCAGGATGCAAGGCATGCACTAGTCACGGATGCACACGACGATCAACCGATGACGATCACGTGCACAACGTCGCATCAGGCGGCAACGCTTTCGACATCAGCAACAGGCAAGGCATGTGCAACCCCTGCCACAAAGTGAAGACCCAGGGCGAGGCATCGGCCGCTCGAAGGCGAAGCTGAACCGACCCCGGCACCCATCCCCCTCCCCACCCCCGGAATCGGACACCGGAGAGGTGCTGCACATTTTCTTCCGTACGGTTCCCCCAGATTCCGGACGCGCGGGTGCGTGGCTGAGCGTGTCGCGGGCGTTGCGGGCTTACCTCGCACAATCAGACAGTCACGACCGCTGACCGCGCACACGGGCGCTGGCGGCGCGAACCGTTACAGGAGGATGCCATGACGTTCCTGCTCGGAGTCGTATGCGGCATGTGACCGTCCATCGAGCGAAGTGGCAACGCATCCGAGAGGGACGCCCTTCCAACACCCAGGGTTAGCAGGCGTCAGACCGGCAGTATCTCGCCTCGCTGGTACACGTTCCCGGTGACGGTGATGTAGCGGCCGGTGCTGTACCGCTCGACGTGCAGCCCGTCGTCCTGGGTCCGGACGGTGCCGGGGCCGGGCTCGGCGGTGCCCCAGATGTGCAGGCCATCACCGGACGGCGAGACCTCGACATGGTGCCCCCGGTACGCCTCGAGGAACCGTGCTGCCGCCGCAGTCGGGACTCCGTCGACGAGGCAGTGGTCGAGGTCGATGCACGCGAACCCGTCGCCGAGCACAAACCCCAGACCGACGCCGGTGCTTGAGGCCGCCGCCTCCGCGTACGTCGACCAGGTCGCGGCATCCGTGCTACTCGCCGCGGTCCCGGTGGTCGTCAGCGGCACCTTTCGGGCGTCGCGTCGGACCCATCGGTCGGCGTTCGTCAGGGCCTTCGGTAGCGGGTTGCGGTGCGCGTAGACGCGGCACTTGCTCGAGCAGAACCGAGCCTGTCGGTTCTTGGCGACAATTGATCGGCCGCACCATTCGCACGCGCGCATGCTCTTATTGTAACGCTTTCTACCGCATAAACACAGGGATATCCCGACATGGGCCTGTGTTCGTTCCCGCCATGGGAGGCTCAAATTGCCCGCTCAGAAGAAGCACCCGTCAACACGGGCTCGACGCAACAAGACAGCCGGTGCTCGCACTCTTGCAGCGGTCAGTGCTGCCGGGATTCCCGACAAGCCGGACTGGGTCGACTGGACGCCTGCCGCGGTCGCGTACTGGAACGACATGTGGGCGTCGGAGATGTCTTCCGAGTGGCTTGAGTCGGACTACCACAACGTCGTCATGTGCACCTCCGCGTACAACGACTTCGTCACCGGCGAGTCCGCGAAGGATCGCAAGGATGCGATGGCGGAGCTTCGGCTGCAGCGCAAGGACCTCGGTCTCTCGCCGATGGCCCGGCGCTCCCTCGAGTGGGCTGTCGAGTCCGCTGAGCAGGCGAAGGAACGTGGCGCTGTGCGTCGCAGCACTTCGTCCTCGAGCAAGCAGCCGAAGCGCGGCGAAGACCCCCGCTCGGTGCTGCAGGCAGTGAACTGAGGACCCGATGGCGACGCTCATTGTGCCGCCGCTGGACCTCGACTTCCCAACGCTCGGCCCTGCGATCGCTGACTTCATCGAAGCGCAATGCGTGTTTGGTCCCGGTTCCCTCGCTGGACAGCCGGCGAAGCTTGACGCGGAGAAGCGAGCTGCGCTCTACCGCGTGTACGAGATATACCCCAAGGGGCATCGACTCGCTGGCCGCCGTCGTTTCCAGCGTGGTGCGATCGAGTGGCGCAAGGGCATGGCGAAGACGGAGTTCGCGGCATGGGTGGCGTACGCAGAGCTGCACCCCGACGCCCCGGTCCGCTGGGACGGTTGGGATGCGCACGGCGACCCTGTCGGAAAGCCGGTCGCCTTCCCGTACATCCCCATGATGGCGGTCACCGAGGAGCAGGTCTCCGAGCTCGCTTACGGCGTCCTGAAGTACGTCGTTGAGCACGGTGAGGGCGCCGACATGTTCGACGCGTCGCTGGATCGAATTGTGCGCCTCGACTCGCGGGGTGTTGCGGACGGAAAGTGCGTACCGGTGTCGAACTCACCCGGTTCCCGAGATGGCGCGCTGACGACGTTCCAGCACTTCGACGAGCCCCACCGCCTGTTCCTTCCCTCGGCGAAGAATGCGCACGAGACGATGAGTGCGAACCTCACCAAGCGGACCCTCGAAGACCCCTGGGCGCTGTACACCTCGACCGCGGGGCAGCCGGGGCAGAACTCCATTGAGGAAGATGTCCGCGCTGAAGCGGAGATGATCAATTCCGGCGAGATCGATGACCCGGCACTGTTCTTTTTCGCTCGCTGGGCAGGCGAGGAACACAACGACCTCACCACCATCGACCAGCGCATCGCGGCCATCGCGGACGCGACCGGCCCAGTTGGAGAGTTCGGTCCAGGCCAGTTCGAGTCGATCGCAAAGCAGTGGGACCGTCCCAAGGCTGACAAGGCATACCTCGAGCGGGTCTGGTTGAACCGTTGGCGGAAGTCCAACAGCCAGTTCTTCGACATGGTGAAGATCGCGGACAAGAACCTCCCCGCTCCCGGGCAGACGATCCCGAACGGCGCGTTCGTCGCACTCGGCTTCGATGGTGCCCGATTTAAGGACGCCACGGCCCTCGTCGCGACAGATATTGACACCGGGCTGCAGCAGCTTCTCGGCTGCTGGGAACGGCCGTACGAAGCGGACGAGTGGGAAGTCGACGAGGCCGACGTCACCGCAACGCTGACCGATGCGATGGAGCGGTTCAAGGTCTACAAGCTGTACGGCGATCCGCCGCACTGGACCGAAACACTCGGATCCTGGGCCGCGCGCTGGCCCGACCAGGTGGAGGAGTGGTGGACAGCTCGGCCAAAAACGATGGCGTACACACTCCGCGAGTACCTCGAAGCCATCGACTCCGGGTCCGTCACATTCGGCGGCTTATCGCTCCCTGATTCGGACTTCGACCCGCACGGCGACCTGATCCGCCACCTCGGTAATGCTGGCGCGAAGGAACTGCGCATCAAGGACGACGAGGGCAAGCCGCTCTACGTCATGCAGAAGCAAGACGGGCGGTTGGAGTTCAAGTTCGATGCAGCCATGGCCGCGGTCTTGTCGTGGAAAGCGTGCCTCGACGCACGGAAAACCGGCGCGAAACCGCGCGGGAAGAAGCGGGCGGTGATCCGCCGACTGGCCTGAAGGGGGTCTAGATGTCGATCGACACTACGGTCGAGAACACCCCCGGGTGGTGGTTGCAGAAGGCGTGCCGTAAGCGGGAGGGCCGCGTCGCTCGGCTGCAGAACCTCGCGAACTATCACGACGGCAACCCGCCGCTGCCCACGTCGAACGTGGCCGCGACCGATGCGTTCAAGAAGGTGCAGCGGCAGGCTCGAACGAACATGGCGGAGCTCATCGTCGGGTCGCTGCGTGAGCGCGTCAGTGTGCGGGACATCCGCACTGCTGCATCTGGTGAGAAGCCGGACTCCGAGGCCTGGGACATGTGGCTCGACAACGGCATGGACGTCGAGTTCTCCGAAGTGCTCGAGAACATGCTCGCCATGGGCGACGCCTACATGATCGTCGGGACCGACACGGATGACAACGCCGTGATCACCGGCGAGGATCCCCGCCAGGTCGTCACCATCCACAACCCCGCACGTCAGTCCGAGGTGCGGGCCGCGGTCAAGGTGTTCCACGACCCAGACGAGTCGGTCGACTACCTGTACCTGTACCTGTCTGGCGCGACGCTCGGCGTCGTCAACGCGCGAAGGTACGTCGCCCGTCGCGCCCGGAAGTCACTCGGCGCGGGCATCGTATTCTCGGCAGCATCGTTCTCCTGGGACGAAGATCGCGGCGGCAGCGACGGTGAGGAACTTCCCCACCCGTACGTGCCGGTTGTGCGCTTCCGGAACCGCAAGGGCGTCGGCGAATTTGAGCCGCACATCGACATCCTCGACCGCATCAACCACGACGTCTACAACCGGATGATCATCGCGCTCTACCAGGCGTACAAGCAGCGAGCCATCCAGGTGGACGAGGACGAGGCGGAAGACGGAAAGGGCGAGCCGGTCAACCTCGACGACGTCCTGACCTCTGACCCGGGTTCCTGGCTGCAGCTGCCGTTCAACTCCAAGGTGTGGGAGTCGTCGCAGGTTGACCTGCAGGGCATCCTGAACGCCACCAAGGACGACATCGCGCACCTCGCCGCGGTCACCCGCCGACCACTGCCAATGCTCTCCCCGGACAACCAGTCCGCAGAGGGTGCGAACTTCACCCGCGAAGGCCTCACCTTCGCCGTGGAGGACAAGCAGACACGTGCTGGGCAGGGCCTCGTCGACGTGTTCTACCTCGCGTTCCTCGCGACCGGCAAAACGGATCGAGCGGACAAGTCCCGCATCATCGTCGGTTGGAAGCCCGGGGAACGGTACTCGATCACCGACAAGTCGTCCGCTGGATCGCAAGCGGTCACCGTGCTGGCAAAGCGCACCGTCATGCGTGAGGTGTACCAGATGACGCCGACCGAGATCGACCAGGCCGAAGCGGAAGCAGCGGACGAGCTGCTGCTGAACCAGGAGGTCAACCCGGATGGCAACGCGGCTTGACCTGAACTACGACGTGCAGCAAGAAGCACTGCGGAAACAGATGACCCTGTACGTCCTCGGCATGTTCGTCGCCCTGGACAACTACCGCGACGTGGATGCGGCCAAGTTCGTCACCCAGGTAGTTCCTCGAATCGAGTCCGGGCAACGGCAGATGGCAATGCTGACCGACGCCTACATGGCCCGGTCTGTCGGTCAGCTGCTCGCGCAGGCCGCCGTGCGCGGTATCGCGTCGTACGCGACGACACTCGCGCTCCGTGGCATTGCCGGCGAGCAGGTGTTCCAACGTCCGTTCGCGAGTGTGCACAGCGAGCTCGCCAAGGGCGCGACGATGACGACGGCCGTGAATGCTGGCCGCGATCGGCTTCGCTCGTTGGTGACTACCGGATTGCAGCTGTCGAAGACCCACGCTGCCAACCGGGCAATGGAACGCGCTGGCATCGAGCAATATCAGCGAGTGCTCACCGGCCGCGAAAACTGCAGTCTTTGCGTGATCGCCTCTACGCAGCGCTACCGCGTCGGTCGGCTCATGCCGATCCATCCCGGATGCGATTGCGGCGTCCGCCCGCTTCCGGGCGGGTCGGACGAGCAGGTTATCAACCCGACGCGCCTCGAGTCGATTCATTCGGCTATCACCGCCGAGTTCGGCGACACGGATCGCGCCGCCCGCTATATCGATGGTGGCAAGGAGAGCGGCGACTACACGGATCTGCTCGTCACCTACGAGCACTCCGAGCTCGGTCCGACCCTTGCGTGGCGTGATCAGCACCACACGGTGCTCACCCCTTAGACCACCGCTCACGCGGCCTCCCCGACATGGGGACCCTCACCCCCGACATGGGAGACAACATGTTCACCTGCACCTACCGCCCCTGGCTCCGATTCGTCACCGACACCGAAACCGGTGGCGGTAGCAACGCGGACACCAGCAACGAGCCCGCCTTCCCCGCGAACACGCCCGTCAAGGACATGACCGCAGAACAGCAGGCCGCGTACTGGCAGTACCAGTCACGCAAGCACGAGGACCGAGTCAAGTCCTTCGGCGACTACACCCCCGACACCATCGCGTCGCTGGTGCAGGAGCGCGACACGCTCCGCACCGCATCGCAGACGGACCAGGAAAAGGCAGTCGACGAAGCCCGCGAGGCGGGCCGTGCCGAGGTGCGCAGCATCCTGGCGGCGGAACGCGTGAAGACCGCGTTCGAGAAGGCGCTCAACGGGCGAGTACCCGACGCCGGAGCCCTCCTCGACCTCGACCGAACCCAGTTCGTCAAGGGCGACGCCGCGGACCTCGACGCCATCACGGCGTGGGTGAACGACCACTCCACCGAGTCGACCAGTTCCGGCAAGGGACACGTCGACCTCGGCCAGGGCCGCGACCGCGGCACCAACGCTCCCAACAAGGGCGTCAGCGCTGGCCGAGAGCTGTTCACGGGCAGCAAGTCCAACAAGTCCTAGAAGGGAAACCTCATGCCCAAGCTCCGCACGGAGACTTTCGGTAGCGGCGACCAGTCGTGGCTCGGCTCGGCTCACGGTATCGGCAACTGCCGAACCGAGACGATCGACATCTCGGCGTTCACCGCTTCCACGCACTACCCGAACGGGTACATCCCGTCCGGCACCCCCGTCGCGAAGGTCAGTGGACTCCTCGTCCCCTACGACGTGACCGCGGGCACCACCACCGGTGCCGGCATCCTCGCCGGACATATCTTCACCGACCAGCCCGTCGTCGGCACGCAGGACTTCCCCGCGCCGCTGCTCGACCACGGCCGCGTGAAGACCGCATCCGTCCCGTTCGCGAACTTCGCCGCGCCCCTCACCGCGAAGAACGCCACGACCATCGTCTACATCTAGGAGGGATGACACATGGCTCTTTGGACTGACGTCATCGACCCCGCCACCCTCACCGGATACGCCCGCGAGGCGCTCTCCGACTACGAGGCGTCGCGCGGAACGCTCGCCCAGTACCTGCCCAACCGAACCGTGTCGGACATCGCCGTGCGCTTCGTCGCTGGTCAGGCCGGCCTCGTCGCGGAAGCGCAGTTCCGCGCCTACGACGCGGAGCCCGAGATCGGCAAGGCACCCAGCGGCAAGCGTGTCATGCTTGAGCTCCCCGCGATCGGGCAGAACATCCCGGTCAGCGAGTACCAGCAGCTGCGAACCCGCAACGCGACCGACGACGCGGTGCTGCAGGCAGTCCTGGTCACGACCCGGCAGGTCGTCCAGGCGGTGGCCGACCGCATGGAGCGCCTGCGCGGCACTGTGGTCGACACCGGCAAGGCGACCATCAACCAGGCCAACTTCAAGACGGACGACGACTTCGGTCGCTCGCCCGCTCACACGGTCACCGCGCCGGAACTGTGGTCGGACGCCGACGCTGACCGGCTCGGCTTCCTCGAGTCGATCTTCGACACCTACGTCGCCACCAACGGTGCCGACCCGGGGTCGATGCTCGTCTCGACGCGGGTGTTCCGCGCCCTGGCCGCAGGCAAGCAGTTCCAGACTGTCCTCGCAGGCGGCGGTGCGCGGCCCTCCACGGAGGCAGACGTCAACGCCGTCATCACCGGTGCCGGTCTGCCGCCCCTCGTGCGCTACGACCGGCGCACCTCTGCGGGCAAGGTGATCGACGACTCGAAGCTGATCCTGCTGCCGGCGCCGGTCGACGTGGACGACTTCGCTGGTACGCAGCTCGGTGCGACGTTCTGGGGTCAGACGCTGACTTCCACGGACGCCGACTACGGCATCGTCGACGCGGAGCAGCCCGGGATCGTCGCGGGTGTGTACCGCAACGAGAAGCCGCCGATGCTCGCGGAGGTCATCTCCGACGCGATCGGCATGCCCGTCCTCGCCAACGCGAACCTCTCGCTGTCCGCGAAGGTTCTGTAGCGCCACAGGTGGGGCCGCTCGCCAGGAGCGGCCCCACCCCACCCCATGGAGAACTCATGCCTGTACTGAATTGCACGGTCATCGTGCGCGACAGCAACTTCGTCTCGCACGTCTTCCTCGCGGGCGACACCCCGCCGGAATGGGCCGTCGCGAAGATCACGAACACAGCCGTATGGGAGGAAGCCGCGGCTCCTACGCCGAAGCCGTCCGAGAGTTCGCCGGTGCAGCACCCAGCGGTGAAGATCCCCCCCAAGTCGGGTCCGGGCTCGTCAGCGAAGGCATGGCGCGCCTACGCGGCAGCAAGCGGCTTCGCTGTCGAACCCGATGCAACCGCAACCGAGATCCGCGAAGCACTGCAGGAGCAGGGCGTCGCCACCGAGTAGGAGCGACCATGCCAGAGCAGCAGCCTTTCGACGCGTTCGCCGAATCGACGGACGTCTCCGCAGTCTGGGGGGAGCTCACTGCAGGGCAAGAGGCACTTGTGGACGCTTGGCTCGAGCAAGCATCGAACCAGGTGCGTCTCCTGGCCCGACAGCGCGGTGCTGACGTCGACGCGCTCGTCGCGGCAGACCGACTCTCCGCGGTCCTCGTCCGCGATGCTGTGGTGAATGCCGTCAAGCGCGTTCTCATGAATCCCGAGGGCTACCGGCAGCTGTCCCGGACCAAGGGGCCGTTCACCGAGTCGGGCACCATCGACACTGCTCTCTCCACAGGCATGATCTACATCGCCGAAGCGGACATCGCAGGACTGTTCCCCGTCAAGCGATCGCGCTTCGGATCGTTCCGGATGAAGGCTGGCCTGCTGTGAGCGGGGAAACCGTCACGATGATCACTCCCGGCGTCGAAGTCGGCCGCGACCGGTACAACAAGCCGATCTTTGCCGACCAACCTCGGCAGATCACCGACGTCGCGGTTGCGCCTGGGTCAACTTCTACCGACGAGACGACAGGCCAGGTCATCGAGACCCGCGGCCTGACTCTGTACCTGCCACCCGACGTGAAGGTCGCCCCAGAGGCCCGGTTCGTAGTGCGCGGCAAGACGTATCCAATCGACGGATCGTCGCAGGACTGGTTCAGCCCTGTCGGCTTCTCGCGCGTCTACGACTCATGGCAACCCGGCAACGTCGTCAGCCTTTCAGCCAAGGAGTACGTCGATGGCTAGCTCCCGTGTGGTCCTCAACCGTCGAGGGTTCGGCGCTGTCATGGCGTCCGCTGCGATGGAACGGCAGCTGCGACCATTCGCGGAACCCGTGGCGGCGCAGATCCCGGGCGCAACGATCGTCGCGATCCGCACGGGTGTCGGCTCTTCAAATTCTCGCGTGCGCCTCCGCGTCGAGGCGGAAGTGTGGCAGCGGGCTCGACTGATTGCCGCCATGCGCGCCGTCCTCAGCAACGCATCTCAGCGGTAGGGAGGCACCATGTACGGCGTCATCTACGGCGATCTTCTGGCACATCTGATTGTGCGCACTGATCAGCTGCTTCGTGCGCGCTCTGAAACGTTCGCACGGTCCGTGGAGGTGTCGAACCGGAAGTCAGCTGCGAGCCGGCGTGCGGTGATCTTCACCGCGTCCCCTGGCGGCGGTACCGGTGACACGTTGCGCACCGCATACGTCACTGTCGACGTCATCGCGAACGATGAGGGCGACGCTGTTGACCTCATGAACCTGACTCTCGCGCTTGTGACGTCGCGTGGTGCCGGCGGAATGGTTGACGGTCAGCCGATCGTGGCCGCGTCGCTCAACGGCGGTCCTAACGCGGATCCTGCTGCTGACGGTTTCTACGCGCAGACCGCTGAGCTCGAGCTCGCAGTCCGAGGCCGAGACCTCTAACTCTCAACTCTTCAACGCCCTGCCGTTCCGGTGGGGCGTTTTGCATGTCCGGGATCACCCGGCAGACCTCCCCTCCGAGCCGGGGACAACAGGGGCCACCGCGCCCGCAACCACCGACGAAAGGGCACCCCAGTGGTACTCAAGGCAGATAACGTACGGGTTGCCGTCACGGGCGCGGTCTACAACGCGCCCAAGACCGCCACCCGCCCCACCGATGCGACAGTCGCACTCACTGGCTACGCCGACCTCGGCTACGTCGGCGACGGCGGCGTCACCGAGACCCGCGACCGGTCCACGAACCAGATCCGCGCCTGGCAGAACGGCGCCCTGGTCCGCGAGGTCGTCACCGAGTCGTCGATCAAGTACAACTTCATCCTCCTGGAGACGAAGAAGGAGACCATCGAGCTTTACTACGGCACGAAGGTCGCCGTCGATGGTTCGGTGAAGATCAACCCGGCGAAGACGGGTGGCCGGCAGATGTTCGCCATCGACGTCATCGACGAGGACGACATCATCCGCATCGACATCCCTGACGGGGAGGTCACGGAGGTCGGCGACCAGGTCTACGTCAACGGCGAGGCGATCGGCTACGAGGTCACCGTCACCGGGTACGAGATGACGGACTCGGTCTCTGGTGAGACCTACTCGGCGGTCAAGTGGTACGGGTCCCTCGACACCACGGGAGGCAACTGACCATGGCGGCTGAGAAGAAGACCCTCGTCCGTCACACCCACACCGGGGAGATCCGCGAGGTCACCGCTGAAGAGCGAGAGAACCAGGACAAGAACTTCTGGGTCCGCATCACCGGTGACGTCAAGCCGGCCCCGGCTGAGACCGACGCCCCCGCGGAGACGTCGGACCCCAAGACCACTCCGAAGGCGACCACGCCCAAGGAGTGACCATCCGGTGTGCCGGGGCGCTCGGGCCCCGGCACACCGCCACACCTACCCGAGCACTCCACCGAGCTAGGAGAAGCACATGAGTGAGACCACCGCCGTCAAGGCGAAGCTGATCAAGGCGAAGAGCCGTCCGGCGCTCGTCGTCGAGTACGACGGCACCGAGTACACCCTCCCCGGGCGGATCCCCTCCGAGATCATGACGGTCCAGGCGAGCTTCAAGGCACCGAAGAACCCCGCGAAGGACGTGCAGGAGCAGTACCAGCGCGAGCTCGGCGTCGCGCTCGTCGACCGGTTCTACGACCTCGTCGTCCCGGACACGTTCAAGGGCGTCCTCGACATGGAAGACCTCGGCGCGGTCTTCGAGGCGTGGTCGGAGCACGTCGGCCTGGGGGAATCGAAGGACTCCGACAAGTAGCGGAGTCCTACCCCGACGAGTTGGTGTGGGAGCTGCACCATCTCGGCATCGACATCGAGGACATCGGCGACGACGAGAGCTACACCGATGAGCAGCGCGCGAAGGCGGTCGACCACGTGAAGGTCGACCGCCTTCTGCGTGTCGCGACGCGGGAACCGTCGTCTGTCTTGTTCGCGGCGCAGCACGGGTGGGCGTTCCCCGTCACCCGCGAGTGGATGGCGTCCGCGGACCTCTTTGACGCGATCCAAGCGCTCATCCAGGTCACCGCCAACAGCAAGCGGAAGCCGAAGCCGTACCCGCGGCCCTGGCCCGACTCGAACGCCGCCAGCTTCGGCAAGACCGATCTCTCCCCTGCAGACGCACGGGAGGTGCTGCGAAGGAACAAGGAGGGACTGGGACATGCCCACTGAGTCAGCCGTTGCCTACGTCAGTGTGGTGCCCCAGGCCAAGGGCGCCGGGAAGCTCATCGAGCAGCAGATCGACCCTGCAGGCCTCGGCGCGTCGGTCGGCGACAAGATGTCCGGCTCGTTCCTGAAGCGCGTCGGTTCGATGGCCGTGAAGACGACCGCCGTCATCGGTGGCGCCGTCACGGCCATCGGCGCTTCGATCGCCGCGGTCGCTGCGAAGAAGGGCATCGCTCGCCTCCTCGACATCGACGACGCCAAGGGCAAGCTCGCCGGGCTGAAGCTTTCCGCGAAGGACGTCACCACAGTGATGGACAACGCACTGACGTCAGTGCAGGGGACGGCTTTTGGCCTCGGAGATGCAGCAGGCATTGCATCGAACGCCGTCGCGGCTGGCATCAAGCCGGGCAAAGAGCTCACGAAGTACCTGTCTCTGACCGCGGACGCCGCGACCATCGCTGGTGTCTCGCTGGGCGAGATGGGCTCGATCATCAACAAGACCACCACCAGCGGCAAGGTCTACACCGACACACTGAACCAGCTCGCAGACCGAAACATCCCGATCTTCCAGTGGTTGCAGAAGGAGTACGGGGTATCTGCTGAAGCGCTGTCAAAGATGGTGTCGGACGGCAAGGTCGACGCCGCGACGTTCCGCAAGGTCATCGAGGAGAACATCGGTGGCGCGGCCCTTGAATCGGGCAAAACCGTTCGCGGCGCATGGGACAACGTGGGCGCCGCTCTCGGTCGGCTTGGTGCCATCTTTGGCGCGGGAGCCATCGCCGGGGCGCCCCAACTGTTCACCTCGATCAAGGAAGCCGTCGATCGTGGTACGAAGGCGCTGCAGCCTTACGCTGACGTCCTGAACGCAAAGGTCGTCGCGGGCATGGCGTCACTGTCCGCGTGGATCGACCGGGTCGACCTCGGGAAGATCATCACCGGCCTGTCCGGGATCTACGACCTCGTCGTGAAAGGCGACTTCTCCGGGAAGCTGTCTTCCGCGTTCGGGATCCAAGAAGACTCGCAGTTCGTCGCGTTCATCCTCGGAGCGCGAGACGCGGTCACTGGGTTCTTCTCCGCGCTCGGTGGCGGTGACGTATCCAGCGCAGTCGGGTCGGTCGGCGCCTCGTTGGCGACGCTCGGGCCGGCGTTCGCAGCTCTCGGCGCGCAGCTGCCGAGCATCGGCGGTGCCGTCGCGAAGCTCGCCGCCGCTGGCATCACGATCCTCGCAGGCGCTCTCGGGTTCCTCGCGGACCACGTCGACACAATCATCAAGTACCTCCCACTGATCATCGCCGGTTACCTCGCGTGGCGGCTCGCCTCGGCCCTCGCGACGTCCGCGACGCTGGCGCTGCGTACCGCCGAGCTCCTCGCAATCCCCGCACAGATCCAGCGCAACCTGCTCCGACTCGAGGCCGCGCGCCTCGAGTACGCGGCGTCACGCGCGACGAGCGTGAACACCGGTTCCACGGTGCTGAACACGGCGGCGACGAACCAGAACGCGAACGCTCTCGGGCGGCTGACCCTCGCGCAGCGGATCTCCGCGATCGCGACCGGCATCGGCACCACCGCAAGCCTCATCGGTGCCGGCGCCCTCCGGGTCTTCGGGTCCGCGGTGCGGTTCGCGATGGGTCCCCTGGGCATCATCATCGCAATCATCGGTGCGGTCGTCGCAGCGCTCGTCTGGTTCTTCACGCAGACGGAGCTTGGGAAGTCGATCGTGCAGACCGTCTTCGCGGCGATCCAGACTGCGGTGGCGTGGCTCGGTGATGCGTTCACGTGGCTGTGGGAGAACGCGATCAAGCCCGCGTGGGACGGGATTTCCGCTGGTGCGGTGTGGCTGTGGGAGAACGCCCTGAAGCCGGTCTTCGACGGCATCACTGCCGGCGTGCAGGCGGTCGGTGGGTTCTTCGTCGCTCTGTGGACGAACTACATCCAGCCGCCGCTCACCGCGATCGGGAACGCCGTCGGCTACCTGTGGTCGGCGTGGATCTCGCCCGTGTTCCAGCTGATTGGCGCGATCTTCAAGTGGGTCGGTGCTCTGATCGGTACCGCGGTATCCGCAATCGTCGGACTGGTCGTGGACACACTCGGCGCAGCCTTCAACTGGCTGTGGACAGCCGTCATTCAACCCGTGTTCGGCTTCATCGGCGCCTACCTCACGGTCTGGTGGGGCACCGTCTCCGCGATCTTCGGGTGGGTTGTCGGTTTCGTCCGCGACACCCTCGGCGCGGTGTTCTCGTGGCTTTGGACAGGTGTGATCCAGCCGGTCTTCGGGTTCATCGGCACCGCGATCTCGCTGTGGTGGAACGGCCTCGTTCTGCCCGTCTTCAACGCAGTCGTCGGCACCCTCCGAAACGTACTCGGACCGGTCTTCAGTTGGCTGTGGACGTCGATCATCCAGCCCGTGTTCAACGGCATCGGGTCGATCATCCGCGGCGTGTGGGAGGGCTGGCTGAAGCCGGTCTTCGACAAGATCATCGACGTCGCGAAGGTCGTCCTGCCGGCAGCGTTCCAGACGATGAAGGACGCGATTGGGAAGGCGTGGGACGCCGTCCAGGAGGTCGTGAAGGCGCCCATTCGGTTCATCGTCGAGACGGTGATCCAGAAGGGCATCATCGAGAACTTCAATAAGGCGGCGGACTTCTTCAAGACCGACCACCTGCCGAACGTGTCCCTCCCCAAGGGGTTCGCCGGCGGCGGCATCCTGCCGGGCTCGTCTCGCATGCGTGATGGCGACGACCAGCTTGTTCCCATGCGCCGCGGGGAGGGGGTCCTCGTCTCCGAGGGTCTCCGAACCGCAGCCGACCGGCAAGCGTTCCTAGCAGCGAATGCTGCCGGACGACGCGGAGTCGGTTTCGCTTCCCTCATGGGTGGTGGGTTTGCAACCGGCGGCATCGTCGGCGCCGCATCGAGCGCCTGGGACTGGCTCGCAGGCAAGGCAGGGAAGGCGTGGAACTGGGCGGCGGACGCTGCAGGAACCGCGGCGTCTGTCGTGTCTGACCCGATGGGCACCCTCGGGAAGCTCGCCGACAGCCTCATGGCGAAGATCCCCGGTGCTGGCGGCATCCTCGACCTCGCCAAGGGGGTCGGGAAGCGGATCCTCGATGGGGCCGTCGAGAAGCTGAAGGGCATCGGCGACCTCGGAGGGTTGGGTCCGTTCGGCGGTAACGGCGCGAACGGCAACATCCCCTCGACGGACCTCGCTTCGGCTCTCGGCTTCGCGCCGGGTTCCGGTGTTGCCGCGACCGGTGGCCTGCTGCGGAAGGCGGCTGCTGCAGCGTGGAACAGCGCCTACCAGGCGTCGGGCGGGATCCTCCGGCTCACGGAGGGGTACCGCGACCTCGCTGGGCAGGCGTATCGGTGGTCGCTGTTCAAGAAGGGCGGCAATCTGGCTGCCCCGGTCGGTACGTCGAAGCACGGCTATGGCCTGGCGGCGGACGTCGCGGGCGGGCAGTCCTGGCTTCGCGCGAATGGCGCGAAGTTCGGTTGGGCGAACACCGGGCTCGGGTTCGCGCAGCGTGAGCCGTGGCACTTCGAGTTCAAGGGTGTGCCTCAGCTCGCCGCTGGCGGTGTAGTTGGTCGTCGGCCGGGCGGGACGCTCGTGAACGTTGGGGAGGGCCGCTACGACGAGGCGGTGGTGCCGCTGACGCCTGCGTTCAAGGACGGGCTTGGGGCTGGCGGTCAGCGGGTGGAGGTGTACGTCCAGAACCCGTTCGGAAGCGACTACCTGCTTGCGCAGGTGTCGGAGGTAGCGGACGCACGGGTTGCTGATGCGTTCGCTGCCGATCAGCGGGTAGCTGATCGAGGGGTACGACTGCCGAGCTGATCGGCGTGAAGGGAAACCCGATGACGATCGTTGACGGCGGTAACGCGTTCTCGACGTTCACGGACGTCCTCGACGGCGGGAACGCGTTCACCGTGTACCCGCTGCCGGGGCCTGACGTGACACTCCTCGGAGGTGAGACGACCGCCCCGGCGGCGATGCTCGAGCTGACGGAGCTCCGGCCGGGGACGGCGTCGTTGACGATGTACCGGTCGTTCGCGGGGTACGACGGCCGCACCGTTGACATGACGGTGCGGTCGGCGATTCGGAAGTACGCGGTCGGAGCGTTCTCCGGTTCGGATGCGGAGATCCCAATCGGGGTGCCGGTGTCGTACTGGGCGGAGATGTTCGACGACGGCGGCACTTCGTTGGGTCGCACCGAGTCGACGACGGTCACATTCCCGAGCGCGGGCGGGAACGTGGCGTGGATTTCCGACCCGCTCGACGAGACGTCCGGTGTCCGGGTGCTGATGATCGACCAGGCAGGGAACTCGCTGTCCCGGCCCGTGTCGGGGAGCCGGTATCAGGTCGGTTTCCGGACGGTGGTGCTCGCTGGTACGCGGACGCTGCTCGTCGGGCAGGACATGTCGTTCCTGACGGAGACGGTCGCCGATCGGTTGGCGATCTACCGGCTGATGGAGGACACGGGCGGGCTGGTCCTGATCCGGTCCGCCCCGCCGAAGGACGTGCCGCGGCTCCTCTACTGCTGGGCGTCCGACCCGAAGGCGACGACGTACCAGACGGATTCGGGGATGGACCTCACCCGCTGGGTGAACCCGGTCGACGAGATATCCCCGATCGAGGGTGACGTCGCGGTCCCGCGCGTGCCGTACCAGGCGTACATGGATGCGTTCCCCACCTACGGCGACGCGATGGCCGCCTACGAGACCTACTTCGACGCGAAACGGAACCCGCCGGGAGGCTTCTGATGGTGCTGAACCTCGGCGACGACTACCTGAACGCGATCGAGCAGTCCGGTGTCCGCCGGGTCGATGTGACTGCGTTCTACGGGTCGGATCAGACGATCCCGGGCCCGAAGTACCCGACGCTCGACACGGTGCCGATCACGTCGGACGGGTCGCTCGAGTTCAGTGGCTCAGGGCAGTCGCAAGCGTCGGGGACGATCAACCTCCGACGTGACGGCGACGTGTCACTGGTTCCGAAAGCGTTCACGGACCCCCTGGCGCCGTTCGGGCAGGAAGTGGCGCTCCGGTACCACCTCGAGTTCGGTGGGCAGTCGTGGGACGTGCCGCTCGGCCGGTACCGAATCAAGTCGGTCCCGAAGGCGCAGGAGTACTTCCGCCGGTTCCCGTCGATGGCGAAGGTCGTCGGCTGGGAGGCGGAGTTGTCGATCACGGACCTGTTCGACCGGTTCGACGACGAGCTCGACTCCCCGGCACCAGCAGATGGTGCGACGAGCACCTGGGATGAGGTGGCGCGGCTGTCGCCGATCCCGATCATCCGGTCACTACCTGACCAGCCGCTCCCGTCTGGGCTGACGTACCAGGGCCGGTTGGATGCGGTCGCGCAGCTGCTTTCGAACCTCGGCGGGGAACCGCACCTTACCCGTGAGGGCGCGCTGACTGCTAGAGCGAAGGACGGGTGGCTGACGGCTACACAGACGGTCGCTACGGTCCGTGGGACGTTGACGCTGTCGGACGGCATGTCGAACGCGCTCTACAACCGGGTGAAGGTCACGAACCCGAACGACGCGACGATCATCGCGCTTGCGCAGATCGATGATCCCGCAAATCCGCTGTCGGTGACCTCGCCGTTGGGCCCGCGCACGTACGCGTATTCGTCGCCGCTGATGGATACGCAGGCGAAGGCTGCGAAGGCCGCTGAGACGGTCCTCGCGCGGGTGTCGACGCAGCAGTCCCGCAGCGTGGAGGTGACGTGCTTGCCGCGTCCCGATCTTGAGCTCGGCGACTTCATCGAGGTTGTCGACGAGGTCGCTGGCCGGAAGGTGCGTGGCGAGGTGGCGAAGATGACGTTCTCGAACGATGCGACGGCGTCAATGTCGTTGTCGCTGACGGTTGCGGGTGTTGCGTGACGGCCGCGGAAACGCAGGCGGCGCAGCTCGCTGGTCTCGGCCGGGGCGTGTCCGACTATCAGCGTGGCACGTGCGTGGCTGTGCGGTGGGAGACGCTCGAGGCGCAGGTGAACTTGCGCGGCGCGAACGTGTGGATGCCGATGACGGGTGTCCCGCCGGTGCCGCAGCGTGAGTGCTGGGTCGGGTTCCTCGGCGCGAAGCCTTTGTGCCTCGGACCGGTGCCGCGGCCGGCGCTCGGCGTCGTGCAGTCTGCTCCTGCTGCGGGCCTGGTGTCGGTGAAAGCCGACGACGACACCGTGTACTCGCTCGCGAACACGGAGCTCGAGCTGGTGGCCGGGCAGCGGGTGCTGATCCAGTGGGACGGCGGCGGCTCTGTTGTCGGTGTCCTGTCCGCGGACCCGGTGACGCACGACGACCTGATCCCGGACCCGCCGGTGATCCGCCCGCCGGACGGTGGCGCACCGCAGCCGGTCCTGTTCAACGCGACGGACTCGGGCTCGCAGAACGGGTCCGGGCTGACGGGCGCCGGGTCGTTCTGGACGGCGCAGGTGTACTGCGGTGGCTCGACGCTCGGCGCGTTCCTCTACGGCGGGCAGATGGCGAACACCATCCCCGACAACGCGAACTGCACCGGGATCCGCATCTACGTCGACGCGGTCTCCTCGCGCGGCAACCCGCCGCGGTTCGGTCTGCACTCGCTTGATGCGAAGAGCGGGCAGATCGTCGTGGACCACGTCTACCAGCCGCCTGAGGGCGGCGGCACTGGGTGGAAGACCTTGCCTGTCGAGTGGGCCGGGATCCTCGCGCGTGGTGAGCGCCGCGGGATCGCGACGGCACATGGCGGCATTCATATCTATTCGCCAGCAGGGCAGCGGAACAGCGGTGCCCTCGAAATCACCTACGGGAGCAGCTGATGGCAGGCAAGACCGGGTACGACGCAATCTCGAACACGGATGAGTTCGACCCGCCAGCCGACATCACGGCGGTCGCGAAGCACTTCGACGACCTGATCGACTTCACCGTCGACGACGCGACGAAGCTGCCGCAGTCGGGGAACTGGGTGGGCCGTCAGGCTCGAGCGCTCGACACCCGCAAGGTGTACGTGTGCACGGCACTCCCGTCGACCTGGGTGGGGGAGGAAGCGTACGCGACGTTCGCGACGAAGATCGGTGGTCTGCCGCCGAGCCCGGACACGACCTACAAGGGTGCTGGGTCGATCGTTCCGGTGTCGACTCAGACGAAGAACGCCGGCTTCCTGACGCAGGACGACAACGGGAACATCACGCTCAAGGCGGGCGCATACGACATCGAGTGGGATGCCGGGATGGGGGCTGCTTCGGCGGCGACTGGCCGCGGCGGGTTCATCCAGATCGACGGGCCGAACGGTCGTATCGCGCGTGGTGTCGTGCCGCCCGGCGAGGACGGCACGACGGCGCACGGGATGGCGTTCCTGACTGCTGCGTCACCAATCACGTTCCAGGTGCTGAAGACGAGCGCGACGGCCGACGTGACCGGCACGCTCCGGATCTTCCGGAAGGGGTGACGGCATGGGCTTCTCAGTAGGCGTCTCGTCGATCGGTGACCTCCGCGGGGTGGAGCAGTTCGTCGCGTCAGAGGAAGTCGCTGCTCAGGTCCGGTCTCTGTGCCACGAGTTCAACACCCAGGTCGCGAAGAACGGCGACCGGCTGACGGTGAACGAGGGCATCCGGTCGCGGGAACGGCAGCAGGCGCTGTACCAGGCGTGGAAGACGTACCAGAAGTACGGCCGCCCGTACGCATCGTTGGCGGCGAACCCGTACACATCAACCCATGACCACACCCGCGGGTCCGCTCTGGACTTCGGCATCACGCGCGCGGACGGATCGAACCGTGCGCTGACGCAGGCGGAGTTCGACTGGGTGCACACGAACGGTGTGCGCCGCGGCATCCGGTGGACCGGCGCGAACTTCCGGCCCGTTGAGCAGTGGCACCACAACGGCGGCTACCCGGCGACGGTGCCGCCGATCCCCGACGCGCCCATCATCGACACGATCACCCCTGAGGGAGACGACGACATGTCCACGTACGAGCTCGTGAAGGACGACAACCAGACGATCTGGTTCGTCGTCGACCGGATGGAGCGGCGCCCGCTGACGTCGCAGAAGCAGGTGGACGACTACAAGGCGTTCATCCGCGCCCGGGGTCAGAACCCGGACGACACGTACCAGGGCGACGCGATGAGCTCGTTCGGTGTGGACATCACCGCGCGGGAGTTCGAGTACCAGCTGATCCGGGACCCGAAGTCGGGGTCGATCTACCTGTCGCAGAACCGTGTGGTGCTGGTTCCCTTGGCCACCTCTGGGCAGGTCGCGGACTACCAGGACTGGCTGCGCCGCAAGGGCTACTCGGCTGACGTGAAGGACGACTCGAACCTCGCCGCTTGGGGCGAACTGATCGGAAAGTGAGACAGGACATGGACACCATTCAGAAGTACGCGAAGGCGATCGTTGCGCTCATCGGTTCTGTGCTGACGGCGGGCGTGTTCGTCCTGCCGGTTGAGGCGCAGCCGTGGGTTGGTCTCGGTCTCGCCGTGCTGACCGCGGCCGCGACGTATCAGGTGCCGAACAAGGGCGCGCCGACGGACGCGCTGGTGCAGGGCGACGGTCTCGCGGCCGGCGACGACGCACCGAAGCACCTCGCCGACTGACCGACCCGGAAGGGGCCGCACCGTGCGGACATTCATCAAGCGGCTTCACGCCGCATCCATCTGGGGTCCGAACGGTGTGGACAGCACCGACGACCGTGTCCGGTGGCTGCTCCGCGCCGGTCTGCCCCTGTTCGACCTGTTCTGCGTCGGCTTCGGCGTGTTCGGTTACCTCGGCGGCATCCCGGCGCTGCGGCAGTCCTTCGGGGAGCAGTATGCGCAGTCGTTCGGCCTCACCCTCGCCGTCACGGCGTTCGTGTGCCTGGTTGGCGTCGCGTTCCCCGCGAAGCTCTGGCGCGTCGAGTTCTGGGGCAAATGCCTCATGCTCGGCCTGCTGGTGCTGTACTCGGCCGCCGTGTTCATCGCCGGTTGGACGAACGGCGACATCGGCCGGTCCGGCGTCGCGTGGGCAATCCTCGCTATGGCGATCCTGCCGGCGTTCCGGGTGGCCGACATCGCCCGCGACCGGGAGGTGCACCAGTGGAAGTGAAGGACTGGCTCCCGTACATCGCGCCGGTGGTCGTGGCGCTGGTTGCCGGGTCGTTCGCGATCTGGCAGTCCCGCCGGTCGACACGGGTCGAGGATGCCCGCAACCGGGCGGAGCAGTCGGCGTCGCAGTTCGACCAGGCGACGGAGCTCGACAAGTACGTCAACGACCGCGTCGACGCCGCGGTCGCGAAGGCGATCGAGCCGTACGTGCGTCGGATCGAGCGGCTCGAGCACGGCTACAACCAGGTCGTCCGGACGCTGCGTTCGGTGCGGCAGGCGTTCCGTGAGTACATCCGCGCGGTGCGGGCGCAGTGGGGTCACGCTGTGGAACCGCCGGCAGTCGACGCGCACATCCGTGACTTGCTCGCGGAGGACGACCTCGACGGCACGTTCGACGGTCAGACGATGACGGCCCTCCGCGACGACATCACCGACAACAGCGCTGCGGCGCACGACTGAGAGCAGGAAGCATGGCCATCACCGATCCGGTGCAGATCAGGGTCCGCCGCGACAGCCTGGAGAACTTCCAGACCCGCAACGAGATCCACCCGGCCGGCGAGCCGCTACACGTCATCGACGCGGCGCACAACGACTGGCTGTCCGGTGACGGCGTCCGCGACTTCAACACGCTCTGGAACGACACGAACTCGATCGCGAACCGCGCCAAGGCATCGGCAACCGCCGCAGCGGCAAGTGCCGCGTCAGCAGGCGCAGCCGTCGCCGATGCCCTCGCGTCCGATGCGACCGTGAAGAACGCAGCCGCTAGTGCCGCACAGACCGCTGTCACCGCGAACCTCGCAGGCCGCAACGTACCGATCGTCCTAGCCGACGCTGTCGCCGCGGACGGAGCATTCTCGCCGGACGTGAATACCGTCGCCCTCTACCACCTCGAAAACAGCCCCTCAGATGCGTCTGGCAACGCCTATGACGCGACCACCTATTCGGTAACACCTACGTACGCCGCTGGATCGGCCCGATTCGGCGGGTACGGACAGTCCGTGGGTATCAACCGGATCCCGGACGCCGCGGACGCGTTCATCCCGATCGGCGCTGCAGCTCCGGATTTCACGATCGACGCCTGGGCACGAACCACGAAGAACGGGGTCATGGTCGTCGTTGGCCGCCCATCCGCTTACTTCATTGCGATCGACGCAAATGGATACGCCTGGGCTGGGATTGCCAACCCTGGCGGGGGCACGACAAACATCACTTCGACGGTCAAGATCAACGATGGCACTTGGCATCTGCTGAGTTTGGTGATCAAGAGCGGGCAAGGATCTGCTCTGTGGGTAGACCATGTCCAGGCGGTGTCGACAACGTCGGTCGCGCAGCGCGGGTCGAATTCGAACTCGCAACTGACGATCGGCGCGATGGGTGCCGCGTATTTGTGGCAGGGCGACATTGACGAGGTACGCCTCAGTAACGTCGCCCGCAACCCTGCCGCTGCCACTCGCACCTACCCGGCCCGCCCTTCGGGCCTGATACCCGGTCTCGTGACCTACGTCGGTTCCAGCACGCCCACCGACATGCTCAAGGGCGACGCTTGGCGGAAGGTCCCCGCATGATCAGCCCGAACGACCCCGGCATCCTGTACAGCCCGTACAACTGGGATGTGACGAGTACGAGAGCGCTCACGGTCTGCGCCGGCGCGTGGTTCCGCACCCTGTTCAATGCTGCTCTGACGTCAATCACGCTCCGGTTCGACGTGTCCCAGATGTCGACGAGCTTCCCCACGAAGATTGCATACCGGGTGAACCGCCAGGCGTGGCAGTACGTGAACGCGGCGGACACCGTTGCGCTTCAGATGCCTACGTACCCGTCGACGTGGGGGAAGACCAGCCTCGAGGTGGTGTTCCTCACCTCGAGTCAGGGGGGCAATCGCTGGACGAACTCGACGACGGCGCTACTCCTTACCGGCATCGATGTCGCGCCCGGAGGCGCAACAACGATCGCACCAACACCTCGGCCACTCGCTGGTTTCGTCGGCGGTGATTCAATCGTTGAGGGCATCAACACGATCGGTCGCGACGGCGACTCCACGCAACGCTCCGACGCGCTATACAGTTGGGCATACCAGCTGGGCGACGCGGTGGGGGCCGACATTGGCATGGTCGGCTTCGGCGGACTCGGAATGTCGCTGCCGATCAGCGGGATTCCGAAGTACCCCGACTCGTGGCAGTACCAGGCCGCCGGCATCCCTCGCACGTTCACGCGCCCGCCGGACTTCGCGCTGATCAATCTCGGCACGAATGACAAGAACAACAACGTCGACCCGGCAACCTTCAAGGCGGACTACCTACGGGCCTTGAACGCGATGCAGGCTGCGCTGCCTTCAACGGTCATCTTCGTGATGATGCCGTTCGGGCTCTACTACGGGCTTTCGATGTATCAGGACATCGTTGCTTCAAGCGCATACCCCGACAGGGCGTCCGTGATCGACACGACCGGCTGGTGGAGCAACGTCGACTCGCTCGACAGCCTCCACCCGCTCGGGTACATGGCACCGAAGCTTGCGGCGCTCACAGCGAATGCGATCCTCACCAGGCTCAAGGCCAAGCCAGTTTCGCCTGCCGAGCTTGTCTGGACTGGGACCGCCTGGGCTTAGCTGAACAGCGCAGCGAACCGTTCGATGACGGCTTCGCGTTCCGTGCTGGGTTGGCCGGGAGCGAAAGCCCGTGCCAGCTCCGCACGGTCTTGTTCGCGCACGTACCGACTGATCAGTTCAAGCACTTCCTCAGCGCGTTCCTTGTCCATGCGCTGATCCTAAGCGACGCTCACGAAAACGCCCCGCCCCTCAATATAGGGGCGGGGCGTTTTCGTCGTACCCGGCTACCTACGAGCCTTCAACGCCCGGACAGTGACGGTGTCGCGCGGCACCCACGCGCGCTGCAGCCGCCCCTGCCACGCGATCTCGACGAACACGGCGACGTCGGACCGGGCGACGGCGAACGCCTTCACCTCGGCGAGCACGCCGATCTGCTCGAACCGGAGGCCATGGACGGTGACAGGCTGCGGCGGGTCCACGGGCTCGGGGCTGCCGACCCGGTCGAGGGGGAGGGACTCGGCGGCGTAGATCGGGACGTCCTGGTGCTCGGGCGGCGCCCACCGGTGTTCGGCCATGCGGTCATCGTTGCCGCGGCCGCCGACATTGGGGTGAGTTTGGGGACGCTGCGAAACTCACAGCCGCCCCAAACTCAGGACGCGACTGCCTCCACCTGATCCGACCCGCCGGCCGGAGCAACCGTCACACGCCACGCAGACGTCACCGGCTCCTCGAACGCGACAACCGCAGTGCCCTTCGCACCAGGCTAGACATGATCGGTGCTCATCAGAACAGCCGGAAGCTGAACCCCTTGCCGAGCCGGATCGTCACGTGGCCCTTCGACGACACCGACACCGGGCCACGACGGGCAGACACCGACGCACCACGACCGGTCACGTTCAGGCGGACACCCTTGCCGAGCTTCTTGCTACGGCGGAACAGGAGAGGCATCAGTGCGACGCCCCGCGCTCGAGCACGCCCAGCAGTTCGTCGCACAGCCACGTCGCCGTCGACAGCCCCTTGCGGACCGTCGTCAGGATGCGCTTTGCCTGGTCAGCGCGGGTTGGGCGCGCCAGGGTCGTTGTCTCACTCATCGTCTTCCTCCACGTAGTCACGGAGCTTCTGCCTTCCGCTTGACGCAGCACGAACAGTTGCATCGCAGTTCTGCACCTACCTTGCGCTGTCCTGTTGAATCCCAGAGCCAACGTGTTATGAATCGGTGGCCGGTCAGCCAACACCGACACATCACAACACGTCCGCCTTCCAGCAGTCACAGAAACTGCCTTGCGCGTCCGGGTGGGCGTCGCCATGTGGCCAGAGGCAGGAATCGCCGTGCGGCGCGTTCTCGATCACGGTACGCAGCCGGTCAACCTGGTCAGCAACAGCTGCGTCATGCGCTTTGAGCCACCTGTCGAAGACTTCTTGGCGAGCAGCTACACGCGCTTTGACCGCCTCGTTGATTTCGGTCCAAGGGCCTGTTTCGGCCCAGCCGATTTCCTCGCGGATATCGTCTGCCGTAGGAGCCCGCAGCGCGTCCGTTTCCACCGGGTCAGTCATGGCCCACCCCCTCGGGTGTCGACGGCGGTGGCGTCACGTCCCAAATCGTGGACGGGTCGATGCGGTCGTTCGCAACTTCGTTTCCATACTGGTCACGCGACAGGTGGTTGAGGTATCGCCCGCCTGTGTCCACCCGCATGAGGATGCGACGCTCTGCCGGAAGTCCCGACCATGAGTACGGCTGCACCACCGCGGTGTAGCGCGTTCCCGGCGCCATATCGATGATGCTGGGCGACGCGTCATCACCAAGGTACTGATTGTTGCTCCATGCGGCGAGCGAGCGAATCTCCTCGTGCGAAAGGAAGAACGAACCATTGCCTCGACTGATGAACATTCCGTCGTTGCGCCCATGCGCGTCCAACGACACTTCTCCGGTGATGAAGTCAGCCACGAGTCCGCTCCTGCCGCTCGCCACGCGACCCAAGGTCGCCGCGTACACCCGGTGTGCGCTTCCACTGCCCACGTTCCGGATCGGCGACCGGTTCCGCCAATGCCAAAACCACGCTGAGCCGGTACTTCTCGATGATTTCCCGAATGTCCCGGAACTCGTCATGCCAGCAGGGAGCGGTCGGTTCACACCAGTCGTGCGTCACGCCCGTGATGTAGTCAAGTACCTCGCTGCGCACTTCAGCATCGCGGTTGGTGGTCGGCGCGACGGGCGGCCAAGGCGCGTGCGTTCCGTTGCCGTGGTCGTACTGCCAACCGCACTTCGGGCAGTCCACCATCTTCGGCTCGGCGACCGGCTCCGAGAGCAGGGCGTCGAACTTCGCGCGGTAGCAGTCACATGGGCGGCTCAGGTCTTCGCCGTGGTAGTCGCCGTACCGCCAGTCCTGGGTGTTGCAGGTGTCCTCGTGCGGCGCGTCCTCAATCACGGCCCGCAGGCGGTCGAGTTGGTCGGCGGCAGTACGGAGGACAGTGACCATATTGTTGATCGTTGCTGGCGGGTGGCCGCTCACGTCTTCCCATGAGTAGTCCTCCAACAGCCCGCCGATTTCCTCGCCGCGGTCCGCCATTTCCCGCATCTGATCCGGGGTGGTGGCGGTCATGCCAGCTCCTTGCCGAGCATCCGGTTCAGCTTCCGCAACAGATCGTCGTACTTCTTCGGCACGCGACCCCAACGCTGCTTCGCCTTCTCCTTGTCGACACGCTCGGCCACGATGCGCTCCAAGAGGATTAGGTCGTTGCTCGTCAGTTCCGGGATGGGGGCGGTCATTGCTGCACCTCCAACGCGTCCGCAACACGCTCCATCAAGGAGCGCCAGTACACGTCCGCATTGCTGCTCCCGATGAACGACCGGCCATGACGACGCACCGACTCGATGTCATCCGCCGTGAGCGTCGGTCCAGCCCGGAAGCTCCGCGCTTCGTCAGCAAGCGTCTCCTTGATGGCCTGCCCCTCAATGCGGTCCAACGAGTCGGCCATGTGCTCGTCAACCGTCGAGTGGCCGTCCTCATCACGGAAGAACGCCAACGCGTTGTGTGCACCCTCACGGACGCCACGCTCAAACTCAGACTGCGGGCCAACCCACAGCTGCTGAGCGGCATCCCACACGGAACCGGACGGAACAGTTGCGGGCTTGATCGGTGCTGTGTTGCTCATGAGTGCTCCTTCGAAAGTCTGTTCGAACAGTACGAGCGACCGGCGACTTCTGATTCGTCCCAATCGTTGGTACCCTTGCTACAAGCAACCATACCAAAAAGTGGGACGGTTGGGAAGTGAGGCAAAATGGCAACCGTGGCCGCCCCCAAGAAAGAGTTCACCGCGCACGGCAAGCAACGGATCGAAGCTGCGATCCAACAGCGCGCCGTGGATGAGGAACGCTTCTGGCGCACCGTTGCTGATGCCGTGTACGTCACGCAAGAGACGACGTTCGAGGACGTGGGTCAGCTACTGGGCAAGTCGAAGAACACCGTCCAGAAGTACGCCAGCCCCTTCAAGCCCTGACCGCGCTACCCTCAAACCGCACCCACCACCCAGCAACGGGATCGGAAATCAACCGGGTGCGACGAACGCCCCCACCCGACGAGGTGGGGGCGTTCTGCTGCTCATGCGTCCGCTGGCTACCTCTGTAACAAACACGCATCGGCACGCCGCTCACTTTCAAACCTGAGAGGTGCGCACCTTGTGGGCGTCGGTGGTCGAACGTACCTTCGAGCAACCACAGCCCCAAGGAGGGACAACCCGATGGATCAGAGCACCGCGCGCTCCCTGGCACGCGAAATCGGACGACGAGCGCAGGAGCTCGGCGACGGCAGCTACCTGGCGACGCTCGCCTCCGCTGACTCGTGGTCGACCGCTGACACGGTGCTCGTCCTCCGACGACGCACCCTCGGACGTGGCGGAGTCAGCGAGCCGCGCGTGTGGCTGGGTCCGGAGCGGTTCACCACGCCCGCATCTGGAACGACTGCAGTGCTCCTGCCAGCAGGCGCCGGGAGCCGATTCCCGGTGTGGCAGATGGGCCCGGACACACCCACGCAGCTGCAGGCGTCGTTCCGGGTGCCCGAGGACTGGAACACGTTCTCCGTGGAGCTCATGTTCACTCAGCTCGGAGCAGGAACCGGTGCGGCGTACTTCACCTCGAACCGGTCACAGGTCGCCGTCGGATCGTTGCTCAGTGCCGGCGACGAGAACCCGCCGGACGTCCTCGCGCAGATGCCGGGCACTGTCAACCAGCTCGCCACTGTGCAGCTGATGCGGCGGCTGAAGAACACCCGCGGTGCGCTGAACCACATCCGCGTTCAGCGGTACGCGTCCGTGGGCTCCGACACCGGCCCGACGTTGGGCTTCCTCGGCCTGATGCTGATCCGGTCGACCTAGACGGCCACGGGCGCGATGACCCCCTCGGACTCCTTCGGGAGCCTGAGGGGGTCCTTCGTCGTTTTCGCGTCGTCTGCCAGCCAGTACGCCACCCCGAGCAGGATGAAGACGAACGTCGCGGTGGCTGCTGGCTGGGACGTCCTGGTGTTCGGGCGGCGCCCACCGGTGTTCGGCCATCACAAATGCAGCAGCGGAGCCAACACCTGCGCCATGCGCGAAAACTCTGCATGCCGGTACGCCTTGAGCTGTTCCGGGTACCAAGGCGTCTCTTCGTACTGGCGCGATGCCTCAGCGAGATACCGGGCAGCAGTGTGGGAGGGCTGGGTGTCATCCGCGAGTTCAGACCACGGTGTCCGGCCGTCGCCAATGCGCATGGAACCGGACTCAGTATCGACGGCCAAGCCACCGTCACTCAGGACCGGGTTGTGGAGCGCCCAACTTGCTGCAGAATCCGCGCGAACCTCAAGGATGTCCATGTGCTGATTTTACGCCGCACCCCTGACGCAGGCCTGTAGTAGAACCCGAGTTTGGGGGCGGTGCGAAACTCGCGGTCGCCCCAAACTCAGGACGCCACCGCCTCCACCTGATCAGTCCCGCCGGCCGGAGCAACCGTCACACGCCACGCAGACGACACCGGCTGGGCGAACGCAACCACCGCCGTGCCCTTCGCGCCAGGCTGCAGATCGAACTGGCCGTACTCGTTGCTGGCGTCCACGATCGCGTTGTACTTGTCCGTGTCATCACCGGCAGCATCACGCCACGACGAGAACACGTCCTGCAGGCTCACGCTGTCCACCTGCTGACCTTCCTTCGTGATGACCGTGACGCCGTACATGTTCAGCGACGTGCTGCCGTTCGTGTTGTCGAGCTCCACCGGGACGAACGTGTACTGCGTGCCGTTCACTGACGCACGTGCAGTCTCGAGCCCGGTCAGTGCGTCGCCGCTCTGATTGCCGGACAGTTTAAACGTGCCCGACGCGCCCTGATAGTCGAACGTCCACGTCTTCGCGATGTTCTCCACCGGCACCTGCTTCGTCTCCGTCGGCGTCGGCTCAGACTCTGCAGATGTCGTCGTGCCACCTGCGCTGCAACCCGCCAGACCCATAGACGCGGCAAGGACGAGGGCGGCGATCGTGTGCTTCTTCACAGAGGCGAGTCTACGTCGAGGCTCCGTCAACATGTCAGCGGTCACGAGGCGGCACCATCTCGCCACATCGTGCCGAGTGCGCAGCGAAGTGCTCCAAGCCAATCCTTCACGACTGCGGATCCTCGTCGACGGCCTTGGTTGCGGCGACAGCAATTGCGACCTCGGCTCTGTAGAGCGCTGCCGACTGCCGCACACCCCACCCGGTGCTGATGGTCCAGTCGCCCTTCGCGAGCCGTCTGACGACGTGTGCTGGCAGGTTGAGCTCGACCTTCACGACGCCTCCCCGTTGATCGCGCGAGCCAGCGTCAATGCAAGACCCTGGGCGCTGTTATTCGCACCCAGAAGGAGGTGATGTGCGCGGTTCCAACGAATCTCTGTGTCGAGAACCGCCAGCTGCGCGTCGATGGTGCGGTGAAGGGTGACGATAAGGTCTGCTGCTGGCTTACGATCAACTTCCGCTACGAACAGGCCGTCACCATCCTGAACGTCATGCCAACGGGTGTACTCGCCGGCCACCCTCACCCACTGACCGGGCGCATCAGACGATTCGCGCAGTTCGCTCAGCCGCTTGTGCGCGCCCTGCAGTTCCTCAAGCGGGGTCATCGCCCCTCCTTTGCTTCCAGCATTCGCAGCGCGCTGCCCAGCATGCTGGACAGCGCCTGAATTGCCTTGTGGTCCTGCATGCTCCGTTCCATGAGGCCATCGATTAGACGGTCCCGTGGGTCACGTTCGGCGTCGAAAGCTTCCTGTTCAGTGGCTGCTGGCCGGCTGTGGTCGAGTAGGGTCAT